CTAACGGCATTCGCCGGTAATCGCATTTTTCCCTTGTGGGCAAACATCGGAGCTTTGCGGGATCACGCCCAGAATCGATCCAAAAGACCCTGAACAGCCAGATAGCATGACAATCGCCAATAAAAATAATCCCCCTTTCATCCAACACTCCTTATCTATTGCACTCTCTGGTTATAGATCACTTCTTACCAAGCGTCTTGAAAAATGGTCCTTGCCCGACAACAAGATAACAGTGATAGCAGAAGAATATTATGATGTGATATGACGAAATGGAATTTCAGGCACAAAAAAACCGCCTTCCGGCGGTCACGACATTACTACTTATTGCTTTGATTATTCTGGAATTTATTTTCCTGGTACCCGGGGCGGGACTTGAACCCGCACAGCCATAAGCCGAGGGATTTTAAATTCATCGCTTACATTCTTAAAAACAATAAGTTACGTAGAAAATCAGAACATGGATTAATAATTGTACACTATAAATTCATGTAGTTATCGCATGATTGAAACCCATCTTCTGAACGATACCATGCATAAGAGCCCCGAGAGACCGAGTTTTCACTTTGGCGACAGAACTCTGACCTTCCACTACTTATCCCGAACAAGGGCTGCCGCATCTCGCAACACACCTTTGTAAAGCGTGTTGCCAACGTTTTTCCGCTTCATCTCTAAATAGTCAGTAATATTAGGACGGTTCACCACCACGCCATTAGCAATCAAATCGATCACCGCGGCTCCAATCTCGTTGGCTATGAACATTGCACGTTGTTCATCAGTTTCCATTGTTCATCCCCGCTGCTCTGTAAATGTGTACGTATGGTGCGCCACACGTTTCTGAAAGTTCCGCATTAAACATCAATACATAATGTTCTCATGTACATGGGCTAGAAAACTTTGCCTTCAGCATGACGCAGTGGCAAAATACAGTAAATCAAATTTTAAGAATTTTGCGCATTGAATACCTTTTTACGTTATGCATCAGTAGGTGTGATGAACACCTGTGCTCATTGGGCTGTTTTTGCGTTCATGCTGCTTGGCGGCTCCTCACAGTCACTCTCTAACGTTGTTGCCTTCTGCATCGCAGTAACCATTTCGTTCTTTGTAAACGCTAGGTGGACATTCAAATCAGAAGCAACAGCATTCCGATACGTGGTGTATGTGTTGTTTATGGGTAGCATGGCATTCTTGGTGGGCTGGCTGGCAGATAAAATGGATGTAAAACCAATTATTACGCTAGTTACTTTCTCTGCGGTAAGTCTATTCTGCGGTTTCATTTACTCTAAATTTTTTGTTTTCAAGGATGATTAATGAAAATTTCCTTGGTAGTCCCTGTATTTAATGAAGAAGAAACAATACCTGTTTTCTATAAATCCGTGCGCGACTATAAACCATTTGAAAATTATAACATTGAGATAATTTTCATTAATGATGGTAGTTCAGATAAAACAGAAAGCATTATCTCTTCTTTATCGTTGGCAGATGAAAATGTGAAGGCTATAAACTTCACACGTAATTTTGGTAAGGAGCCAGCCCTCTTCGCCGGATTAGAGTCATCTACTGGTGATGTGATTGTCCCTATAGATGTTGACTTGCAAGATCCAATAGATGTAATCCCACAATTGATTCAGCGATGGGAGAATGGTGCAGAGGTCGTTTTAGCAAAGCGCATAGATAGAAAATGTGATGGAAGAATGAAGCGTAAAAGTGCAGAGTGGTTTTATAGAATTCACAATAAAATAAGCGACCCTGCAATAGAGGAAAATGTCGGTGATTTTAGACTTATGTCTCGAGAGGTGGTAGATAATATCAAACTACTTCCAGAGAGGAATTTATTTATGAAAGGAATATTAAGTTGGGTTGGTGGTAAGGTGGACGTTGTAGAATACAACAGAGCTGAACGCATCGCCGGCACAAGCAAATTCAATGGTTGGAAGCTTTGGAACTTGGCCATTGAGGGAATAACCAGCTTTTCAACATTCCCACTTAGGATATGGGCATACCTTGGTTTTTTCGTTGCAACTTTATCCTTCCTATATGGCACATGGATGATTTTAGATAAAATAATTTGGGGCAATCCTGTAGCAGGCTATCCATCTATCATCGTTTCCATCCTCTTTCTTGGTGGAGTGCAGCTCATAGGAATAGGCGTCCTGGGTGAGTATATCGGTAGGATTTATATTGAAACAAAATGTAGGCCACGTTATATAGTGAAAAAGTGAGACGGAATTTTAAATGATCTGCAAAAACGACAAAAAAACATTAGCACTGTACTCAGGCTTGGCTCTGTTATTCATATACCCCCTTATCCAGTCTGGGGTATTTTACAGGGATGACTTAGATAGGGCTATCACCGGGCAATATGGATGGCGAGGGCTAGGAAGACCCATGGCTGATATCCTAATGAAAATACTATCTGCAAGCGGTCACTATAATCTTGACCTATTCCCGTACACAATGATTATGTCCTGTCTGTTCATAGGGGCGTCATCTTTATTGTTAAAAAAGCACCTAACCAGAATGGATGTTCAACATCCTGTTTTCGTCGCTGCGTTTTTGATATTCAATCCTTACATGCTGCAAAATATCGCCTATAGATATGATTCCCTTGGTATGGCTTTGGCTTTTTTCCTTTCTGTTTTAGCCTACACTTATAGCAACACAAACCAAATCCGTGAAGTGGCAGTAAAAATAGTTTCCGGAGTACTTGCGTTAACCCTATATCAACCATGTGCAAATATATTTATAGGTCTACTTGCTGCAGATGTTTTTATATTTGGACTTAAAAACCACTTAGAGATACATCACGTTACGAAGCTTGTCGCAAGAAAAGCTTGTGAATTCATTTCATTTTACATTATTTACATGTTGCTATTTTCAACAAAAAGCAACTCTCGCTCAGAACTAATAACCCCAGATACTGATGGCTATAGAACACTAGTTAGCACTGTGAAAAGTTTATATGAAATCGTTGCATCTTACTTTCATGGTCCTGTGTATATTTACTTTTTAATTCCCACGTTATTTTTAATTGCACTTTTAATAAAAAAATCAATTAAAAACAACAACCTAATTTCAACCTCAACACTGGCAATTATTTCTACATTTATTTTTTTAACTTCACTATTAGGCCCAACAATATTTTTGAGGGACTCACCCGTTTTCCCGAGGACATTAATATCATTCTCGGTTCTGTTTGTGATTATAGCCACTTCAATCGTTGAGCTTGCACCAAAAATAAAACACCTTGCGTTAATACCTTTGATTACAGCCTTTGCTTTTAGTGCTCAATTAAGTAGCGCTATGAAATCGCAGCGTGAATATGAAGACTTTGTATTTAACATGATATCCAGAGACATCATAAATCACCCTGATGTGAAACTTATTGGCACAACCGGTCAAGTTAACATTAACGAGAGGGCAAGGCTATTGATGGATAACAAACCATTAATAGGCTATTTCCTTAGTCCTGCATCTGAATTTTTGGCATCATTCCAGTTAATTAATAAAGGCTTACCACAAACCCTGCATGGTTATGGTGACGAGCAAAGTAATAAAAACAAACTTGCCTATATAGTAGGTAAAGGCATCAAACCTTTTTTATCTAACAAGGACTATTCACTTTACTTTTTCGATAATGAAGTCATAGTGTCCTTGGGTTACAGTAAAAACTAATAACTTTAAAAACGGCCCTCCCTACCGAGGGCCTTTGTTTTAGAGCGGTGGATTAGGCCATGCAACTTTATCTGCCAGGTGTGTATCAATAGCCTGAACCTTCTGCACGTACTCCATCCACAAAATAAGAGATGCCTTATCAGCATCAGTAATTATCCCCAACATCAATTGAGTTTGCCAAGCCTGTGTTTTTTTATTGGCCTCGTCCAAAAGTAACTCCTTTTGTGCCTGGGCCTGCGCCTTGTATTCTTCTTTGGTGTAGATACGGGGAATGATTTTTTTACCATTGAAAACCCATTTCCCGGTGTCTGATAGCCCACGCGGCGCAATTTCCTCACTCACTTCAACAACAGATAAATTAATCGGCCAAAGCATAGAAACATCACGTGCCACAGCCCATATGATACCTTCTTCATCATAAGCAACTTTCAGGGTATCGGCGGCAAACTCCTGCTGATTTTCATACCAATCATTGCCATCTTCATCACGGAGATAAGCTACCGCAGAGCCTAATGCTGGTTCGGTGGGAGTGTACTGTTTAAGGTTTTTCAAGTTTTTCATAATCATACCGTTCCTACAGTGGCCCATTGTCCATTAATCAAAACTTGGATGGCAGAATATGCCCCCCACGATCCAGGCCCGTAGTTGGCCCCAGACATTCCGGTGTAAACACATCCCGACGGGAGATCGATTCGTCCCCCCGTGTCAGGCTGAACGGTTCGGCCAGAGAGTCGAACTGCATTGACTAAATTCTGATAGGCCCAGTTTTGCGCGTTATTTTGTGCGTTAGAAATATTTTGGTTAAGCCAGTTACTGAGATAGCCTCCCCATATGGAGCCAGACAGATTCCCATCTTGATAAAGTTTACCTCCATTGCTTCCCCCTGCGCCAACAGTACCCCCGGCACTGAATGAGCCATCATTCCTAAATTCATACCAGCCATCAGCACCACCATTAGCCACATGAATACCAAGAAAGTGATATTCACCCATTCGCTCAGCCTGATATATATCAACAAACAAATTTCCTGCGCCTTGAATCCGCATGCCGTTAGTTTGCCGATAGTTATCCACCGGGTCTTGCAACCCTTGCTTTACAATAAACTCCATGCCTTTAACGAAGAGTGTTCTACCAACGGTTACATCATTTCCTGTGTCTAACCCATCTGTGACCGTGAGCCACTTTGTCGTATCGCCAGATTTATGAACAAAAGTGTCGTCAGACTGCTTTTTGGTATAAGCATCGACATCAGAAGCGCTGGGTTTGTGGGCTTCTGAATAAAACTCAATCCATCCACTCCAGACGCTCCCCGTCCAGGTTCGCCGCCAAACTCTATTACCCGTGCTGCCAGATTGCCCATAACCGATGACCTCTTGAGCAACTCGATAACCCGCCGTTCCAGTCCCTGACTGCCACGTCACCACATTCAGGAATAAGGAGCCGCCAATGCTTCCAGCAGGCCCATTTACTGGATTTTGGATTACATAAAACCCAAAGGTCTGAATCGTGTTCAAGTCAACGTCGGTAAGGGCTTTCAAAGTATTGGACAACCCATAATTACTCACGGTCAGTACCTGTCCTGCCACATCAGTACCAACATCTTTTGTGGCAGCCGTACCTAACTCAAGATTTTTTCGGCCTTCAGCTTTGTTTTGTAAATCCGCTAGGTTTTGCGCTTTTTGTAAGAACAGCCCTGCCGGATCGGCAAGCAAGTTTTTCCAGCCTGCAGCGCTGGTGCCATCTGGATCTGTGGTATTTGCATCAACTGTGCTCCACCATATTTTTGAGCCGTCAGCACTTAAAACCGTCGCGCCTTTAGCATATCCACCGATAGCCTGGGCAAAAACTGAATCAAAGGTGTACTGCCCGCCTGCCTGCGAAAAGCGGATTGCCGCAGTAATATCATTCAGCAGTCCGTTAAAATCCTTCCCGTGTGGCGGAATACCGCCCGCTGCGATAGCAGTCATAGTTAGCGGCGGAAAACCCGAGTCATAGGCAGCATTGCCCTTCTCCTTGGTTTCCTGTGTGGCATTATTGGGGATCGTGTTTTTGTCAGCAGTACCGCTGGCGAACGGCACTGCAATCTGACGCGGTTTATCTGTCAGTTTCATTTTATGCCTTCTGAATTATTGAAACGTTAACACCTGGCGGCGCAGGCAGCGCCCCGGAAGATTGGACGATAGCCAGCTCGGCGGTCGACAGTTCGAACTCGAACACATAGCTCATCTTCATTCCGCCGTCGTTCTGGATATAGGCGCGCCCCCGATCGCCGAACATGTAACGCAACATCCGATTGATATTCGGTATTGAGCAATCGGTGATATTGCTCATGGCTTTCATCATGATCAGACGGCGATAGATCGGGTCCGCAAGTTCAATGGTCTGCGTTGTGCTCTCACCGCTATAGAACGGCGCCTGGTCAAATGGGCGGGGATCTGTCCGCGTTGGCGTATCAATCCGCGCCTCACTGAACCCCAGATAATTAAAATCGTCGTCCACCGTCAGCCGTCGGCTTACGTCCACAATTTTTCCCCACACATCGAGGCCATAGGTCTCTGCGGTTTCGATGTTCCAGATCAGATCGTAAAAATCAGTGATGAACTTATCGGGGGCAACAGCTTCATTGAAACTGCCAATCAGGGCGTTAAGGCGGGGGCTGGCAGCATACTGTGCAAGGACAGTGGCGGCCACATTCTGCAATTTAGACCTCCTTCAGCTCCACGCTGATATTGTTCGGATCCAGCGTAGGGATTTCATCAATGCCAAACGTGAGCGATGAACTGTACGCGCTGCCGTTCCTGCTCAGCGTTATACCGAGAATGTCGACGTTCGCCGGATCAATACCGTAAATACCAGCATAGAAACGCCCTGCAGCTAACGTTGCCGCCGCACGCGCCCGATTACCGCCATCGGCACCATTGAAAGCATCAACAACAGATTTTTGTACTTGTTCATTAATGGCTGACGGCAAATACTCGCTCTTTCTCAGGCTAACCTTCACATAAACACTGACCGGCTTTAGCCCTTGCCAGGTGATCACATACTCAGGATATGGGGGATCATAACCGTCGGTATCCGCAAGGGTGTAAGACTGGTCACCATTCATATCAACCCCCGGCGGCCCCTTGCGCCAAATAGCACCAGCGATGTCCTCCGCTTTCCCGCCATACACACCCACATAGAACGAGTTCTTTTTCAGTGGGTAGTTCGACGCGCCAACTTTCCTTTCTGCCGGTGTGGGGTTGTGCGTAACATAGATATCCACCACTCCGGCGACCTTTGAAAGGATCTCGCCTCTAATAGCATTCAGCGTGTTCCGGGCATTATTGGCTACAGAGTTACGTCGGCGGTGCTCAAAGTCAGCCCGGCTCTCTTCATTATTCCCCGGCACGCCAGCGGCGCGATTGCTCACACCGGACCAGCCTGGGATCGCTTTGTAGACTTTGCTGAGTGCGCCAATGGCGCAACCTATCGGCCCTGTCGTGAGGTTCTGGAAAACAACGTCAATACTGCCAGTGGCGCCAATCGTTGCGTCTGACAGACTGATAAAAAGATATCCCGCTTCATCCTGCGCCATGCTGCCGGCAGGGATCAGCGTGCCCACGAGCCCCGAACAAGTACCGGTTACTGTCGTCCCTGTAGCGCCGATACGGTCAATAAAGTAGATGCGCCCTATTGCATCCTGAAACCGCCCGCTGCTGTAGTCTGGGTTGACCTGATTCGCAATGGCCAGTAACTGATCGTTCTTGTCGGCAATAATTGCTGCGTCACTCATCGCCAATTGTCCCTGCGGGCTCGTCAGACTGGTGCCCATCGAACTCCCCAGGGCGGTCGAAAAGTCGGCCAGGCGGCCGTTTAAAATATCTACCTCATCCGGCACCAGCAGCCCCGTTTTTGAAAACGTGACCGCCGGTACTGCGGTGGTGTAATTGGTGTTTTCATCCGTCATAACAGCACCGTGTATTCGTTAAAATTAGTATCAGTGATCGTCATGACACCGCCTATGCGGCGATCACCATCGGATACCGCCGTGCAGCTCGCCGACGATACTGTCGGCAACTTCATCGCCTCCTGCTGCATTTTGGTATTGATCAGCTGCGTCCCCGGCCAATGGCCAAGAATACGCGGGTAATACGGGATACCGAGCGTGGTGTCATACCAGCACTCACCCAAAAACGTGCTGCAGGCGCAAGCAACATCCTGCGCAACAGCATAGGGATTGTCCGTAATGGCAATATTGCCGGTATCATCCAGCATCAAATCCCAGGTGTTCGTATCGAGAAGAAGCGATCGGGTTTGCATTTTATATCTCCACCTGCAAATTACTGATCATTTGTCAGGTTTTCGCCAGCCTGAGTTCGTTGTAAAGTGCCCGATTGTCGCGCTTTCTCGCAACCATCCCTCAGAGCATCAATAATCTGCTGACTGTTGATTTCTTGATGGATAACTATCTTTCGCCCCAACAGCAGTAGAAACCCGGCGGCTATAAGTCTAAAAGCCTCTTTCATGTTGGTAAATTTTGAGGATCCGTACTCTATGGACAGTCTCATTTTCTCGGTACCCCGTTCAGATGTAACACTCGTGGAAAATGCGCTGACGGTTTGGGGGATTGACTATCGCCATCACGTCACGCTAGCGTTCGACTCCGCTGAGCCCATTCAGTGGGTGGAGTTGATTGTCGAGGTGGCAAAGTCTCCTGCCGCAATGAATTGCCTAAGCGCCGCCATTGGCTATTTCATAGCCAGGAATAAAGGCAAGTTTTTTGAAGTAACAATGAAAAATGGCACAAAAGTCACTGTGAAAGGGCATGATCTAGACGCAACGATCGCACTATTGAAAGAGGCTGAAAGACTCGCCGTAAAAGATGAAACCCCGGATAACGCCTGATTATTCTGGCTTATTCGTCTGCGAGCCGCCCGATTGCACACCGCCATGCACGTGATTACCAAACTCAATGCCATCAATGGTGGCGCCGCCAGACAAGTCGGTTTTACCTTTGGCGGTAAAGCCTTCACTCACTTCCGTCTCGCCATTAAGAGCTATTTTCGGGAAATTGACAGTGAAACTCCCCGTTCCGTTGGCTTCAACATCGGGCGCGTTCAGTGTAATTTTCCACGGGGAAGTAACATTGATCTGCTGATCGGCAAACTCGACGAACTGCACCGGCGCGCCATTAAGCACCCCGCCAAGATAAAGCGCATCCGACAGGCTATGCGTTCGCTTTGATCCTGGCATTGCCGGCTGACGAGTGGTTTTAACCGCGCTGATATCCCGATCACAAATCGCGATAAAGCCAATATCGCCCGCTTTGGGTGGCATGATCACCGCACTCTGTCCCCCCTGAAGCCTCCACACCGGCACGTTATAAATCACCTCATGTGAGATCGGCGAGCCGTTACCCGCAACCGACATCACCATCGGACGAATATCGACGCTTTCTCCCTTGGCTTTCACAACCTGGCCCAGCGTGATAAACACATGGCGCCCGAGAAACTGACGCAATACAAACTCCTGTGCGTTGACGTCACCATTCAAGTCCGCGCCATTAACGTGAAAATTATCCACTTCACCCTCCCGGTTGACGCAATAAATCGCCTGCAGTGCTCCATTGCCCACCCTCTACCCACGAGGTCAGCGTATGTACGGCACCGATGACCGCGTATTGCCCGGAGGCATTCGGTAGTGAGGTTTCCAGTGACAGTTTGCGCCCAATGAATATATCGGCCGAGAAAAGGGTCGTAATACATAGTCCCACGTTGGTAAATATGGGGTAACCGATCAACCCATGCTCTGGTGATACCAGCAGCGTCGGCTCTTTACGTGGCATTCCTCTTGGCCAGATGGTGACCTGCTCAACGTTGATGTCGATCTCTGCGTCAACGGCCCGGGCCGCCTCCAACATCTGCTGCGTGATATCACCCTGCAAATAGGGATCAGGCAGTGAGCGTTTCACCCCCTGATTTTCATACTTGAGTCCTACAGAAGAAGCCAGCGGCATCAGAATGTCGTCTATTGGTACCGTGCCCTCTGCGCTAAACGGCGACACCTTTTTCGCCCGCAGATAAAACATCATGTTGGCAGTAATGATCAGCGGTACGTCCGGTACCTGGTTGTAATCGGCGTAGGCGTCGCTGATGAAGCCTTCAAAAATTTGCCGGTCGCCGGCCCAGACGCGAACGCGATTAGGCTTGGCCCCATCGATCCAAATACCCTTGTAACTCAACGCAGCCATTTGCTGGGGTATCAATCCCCACAGGTACAATGTGACCTGGGTGCCAGCAATTCCTCCATAAGCCGCCAGGCTCACGTAACAGCGGGCATTCTGAATGGTCAATACATTGCCTCGGTCATCGAATTTCTTTCCCTCTGCCAGGGTAAATTCAATCATGATTTTTCGCTGCTGATAGCTCACGGCATTTCCTCCGGTGCCAGGTAGTAAAGTTTGAAACGCTCACCAAGGCCCGACCATTCAGGATCCGCGCTCCCCGCCAAGTCTGCGAAAAACAATTCGCCGGCGAATGGCAGGTAGCCGTAACGCACGATCTTGTTACCGTTCAGGCACAACACCCCCTGCAAACAGGGGGTGCCGTTAATAGTCAGATCGATATATAGCCCCGTGGTACGTTGTGCCAAACGAATTTCACATGCCTGATTATTCAGGGAGACGGTGAACCGTTGAGACTTGAGGGGCTTGAGTACAATTTCCAGCATCAGGTTAAACTCCCCGCCAATTGCTTAACCGCAGCATCCAGCTTTTGCGTTGCGCTGACGGTTACTTCACCTAGCGACTTGGTCACATCCTCAACCGCAGATGAAACCTTGTCAGTAATGGTCCCCACCAGCTCCGAGGTAGAGCGCTGAAGCCCCGACGCCGCCTTTTTCACATCAGACAGGGTTGAGCCACTCGTTGATGAGGTGACATTCTCCGTGTTGGCGCTTGCCCCTTGGGTGATCTGATTATTGGTTGTGCCCGCCTGCGAGGTTTCACTACTGACCGTCACTTCAGCTACATCCTGCACATCCTGAAAAACCGCATTTATCGTCAACAACGTCGGCCCGCCGTCGCTTCGGGTCCGGTAGTCATATTTGGTCAGGTCATATGAAGAGTAGGTCTTGTCCGGGGTTTCAATATCGTAAACTTCGGCCGTTGTACGCATGGTTTCCAACGTGGCCAGCACATCCGAGCGAGAGGTCAGCGTGAGATTGGTCAGATTTGGAATTGCTCCGGAAAACCCGGTCCAGCCTTCCACTGTAAAAGTGATGTGTAGTTCGGCTGGGCGCTGCACCTTGTTATATGAGGTGTAGCCCCCTTTTTCTATCGGTGCAGTGCCAATAGTTGCCTCTCCTCCAACCTCAATCACAACAAATGATGTCGGCGAAAAAGGTTTTGTGCCGACACTGTCGCCGGAAGCGTAATAAATACCATACCCCGGAGAGAGCACGCTGTTGACGACAGATAACAGGCCACCGCCACGAACAGCATTAAGTACGGTGGCCTGATTCAGTGAGAACCTCATGTCGATACTCCCGATGCATACGCGCCCACCAGGCTTGAGCGGTTAATCTTCTGCCTGGCGTCGTCCGTGATCCCTTTAACGTTGTCCGCGGTCGACATCACCTGCAGCGTGCCAATATGGGTGGTTTCGGTGACGGTGGATTGAGGTCCCGCTGCGGGCTGACGCGATTGCGCGGCCATTCCAGCGCCCGGCTGAGGCAGGTTGGCCAGCACCTTCGGCACATACTCCCGCGTTTCCTTTGGTGCTGCCCCAAGGCCTTTACGCATGACGTTACCCTGCCCCCAGTTATAAGCAGCCAGAGCTTTGCCCAAATCGCCATCAAACATCTTCATCAGCTGCGACATATACCGGGCTGCGGCCTGCGCGGATTTTTCCGGGTCGTAAACATCCCGCCCCTTCAATCCGAAGTCCTTCGCCGTATCAGGCATAAACTGAAACAGCCCTTTGGCACCCGCGCCAGATACCGCCTCCGGGTTTCCGCCTGATTCAGTGATCGCGATACTGCGTAACAAGCCAGGCGGTAACTTGAATGTTTCCTCCAGTTTGCTCAGCTTGGGCTGCAGCCAGCCTAACAACGCCTCACCTTCTTTCGTTGGCTGCGGCCGGCGAACTGCCTGTGCGTGCTGCTCTGGCTCGGTGCTTTGTCCGTAGCCGTCACCGCGAGGTATGTTAATGCCGGTTTTTTCCTGGAACCAATCGTGGGCAGATTTCCCCCATCCATCAACCATGTCACTGAATGGCAAATTGTTCAGGGTGTCCGCGACGGGATTATTTTTCAGCGCCGGATACTTTTCTTCCAGCGGCTTAACGACAAACTCCTCCAGCGCCACCAGCGCGGCAATAAGGCCAGCAGGCCCCATAATCGCCCCGCCAAGCCCCTTAAACAGTGAAAGTAGCTTTCCTCCGACTGAGGCGCTCACCAACAGCAAAATGGCGTTCTGCCAACCACCTATGGCTTTGGCCGCCTCGCTGGCGATACCGACAACGCTGGATAGAACATCGAGCACACCCTGTATCGCCGCCTTGATTTCATCCGGGTGCTGCGTCATCCAGGTGGCCAGGTCGTTAAGCCAGTCATTGAACTGCTTGATATAGGGCAGCAGCGCGTTAAACAGGATATAACCCGTTTTCTCAAACGACTGGCTAATCTCCGCCCATTGCTCGCGAAACTTCTTTGCCGCCGCAATGGACTGTTCATCGACACCGGAACGCGACGTAAAGCGGTCTACGTCCTGTAAAGCATGCCCCGAGCCCATCCATTGCTGTGCAGCATAGCCATATCCCAGCTCGCTACCGTAGGCCTGCTGTTGGTCCTTGTTAAGGTTCGGAAACGCTGCCGTTAGTTTGCGGACAATGTCTTCAGTGCCATCCCGGCCGAGATCGACATTAGCGCCAGCCTGGTTGGCGGCCAGTAGCAGGCTTTGAAGCTGAGGATCCAACCCCAGCCCAGACTTTAAACGCGCCTTGGCATCGTTGATACGCGAAAAGGCACCGACAATTTCATTGGCGCTGACGCCAAACGCTTCACCCGCCTTGGTCCATCCATCCAGTGATTTCGCCGACATACCAAAAGCATCGGCCGCCCTCGCCAGTTGGTTCAGGTTATTGGTAAATCCGGTGACAAAGCCTTTCAGACCGCTCAAGGATAATGTGACACCGGCCAGTGCCAATACCTGGGTGCGAATGCTGGAGAAAAACGACGACGCTTTCTTGCCGCTGGTCTCCATGTCCTTCGCGGTTTTTTCTGCCTTCTTGCCGGTCTTATCCAGCGCTTCACTGTTTTTCTTTTCGCCGGTGTCAAACGCCTGCGCCACGTTCTCCATCACCGCGGTCAGCCGATCAAGTCCCGCAACCACCGCCTGCTCACCCGTCTGGAAACTTTTGTCGTCAATACCCAGGGCGAGGACGAGTTCATCAAGGATCATTGCCACTATTTCCCCTCCTGCATTACGCGCGCGTTATGCGCGTCCACCTGGATGATTTCCAACAGATCCCACATGTCCTGCACACCAAGCACCGCGTCCAACTCAGATTTCGTAGCTTTGTCGGCAGAAATCACGGTTGCAATGGTGTGCGGAACGTTGGTGTATTCGACAAGCCCGAAAGGCCTGTCCGGGTTGGCAAAGCGAGGCGGAATATCTAGCGGCCGGCGGTAGCGAAAAAATCCACGTGCAGTTTGAACACCTCAGCGCGCAGATTAAGGCGCGTTGCCACCTCTTCGATATCGCTCTCGATCAGGGGGCGAACCACGGATTTATCCGCAGGGTTTGGCACTGCCTGCACACACATCATCAACTCATCCAGCAACGGCCTTGCTTCTTCCGGAGGAATTTTCGAAATGGCCTTCAACCCTTCGACCGCCATCGCGGCCATGCCCATGTTGCGTATGTTATCCGGGATTTCAACACCGCCACGCCCCATCGCCATCAACGCACGCATGGCCCACCATTCCGCCTGTGACGCAGGCATTTCCTTCACATGGAAGGCTTTCCCCTGATCGCGATTTTCACTCTCAATCGTGATGTATTTCTCTTTTCGTGCCATCAGTTAAATGCCTCCGCAGTGATAGATTCCCACTCAATAATCGCCTGGCTGGCCTGCAAAATTTTCCCGGCATCCGGTAGCGCTTTCCATTGTTTCAGCACGCCATTCACGCATTTATATTGACGTTTTAACGCAGGCAGGATCACCGTGGCGTTGCAGCGGAAAACCGCTACGCTGGCGCGCGATGTCGTGGCCCAGGTGTCAAACACATCTCGACTCTCCGAGTCCGGCATGATGTAGAACGTCTGGTTGATATTGCCGTAGATAAATCCCGCCGACAGCTTGCCGTCGGCACCACGTACTGTCTCGGCAAGGCTGAGGGCATCAGTGCCATAGATGTTATCTGCGGCAAAGCCCTGCAGCTGTACGCCCGTTGGATACAGATTCATTACCGACAGCGTGATAATCACGTCAGCAGAAGTGATAGTGTTACCGGACATTATTGGACCTCCGTCGATGCCAGGGTAAGTTTCTGAATACTGCCACCGTCGCTATACCACAGTGAGCAGCTCGGGCTGGTTCGCTCGGCACGCAGCGCAGGCAACATATCGCCGATATACAGGTAATAGCCGGTGGCGAAAATCGTCGCCGATACGTCTTCCCCGACGGCATTACTGATTTCCAACTTCTGTGCAGCAGACAAGGTCACGCCGGCACGAATACCGCCCCAGGCCTTGAACTGCCCAATGACATCGGCCATCGATGTCGCCACCAATGCCCGGCCCGCGTTGTTGTAAGGGATCGTCTTGTTGGATTTGAACAGCGCCAGTACCGCCCCTTGCAGGTTGGCATTCAGCCAGATCTGCCCGGCGAAACTGTCCAGCCACTTGAAATCGCCGGTGATGGTGCCATCAGCCCAATAATCCTCGACGATATTGTTGGCGGCATACTTGCCGTAAAAGTTGTACCCGTTGGCGATCAGCGCGTCATAATCCGTTTCGTTGGTCACATCAGCGGCCAATCCGTCATATTCACGGAACTTGAACGGTACACGCCCCTCCACACGCACAAAATCCAGCGCTGCGGCATAGCCCAACACCGCTGCCGTTTTTTTCACATCCAACGCCGACACCAGAACAGTGCTACCGTAGTTGTTTACAGTAATGATCTGGTGAGCGATATGGTCGGTACTGCCCTTCACCCGGGCGTTGCCGTCCGTCGTCCAGGCAACATAGAAATAGCGTTTATTTTGACCACTCGCCCAGGCTGCAAAATCCAGGTGCTGTTCAGGCTTGCATTCGAACACCGTGGAAAATCCCGCCCATTGTTGCGACTTGGCAGTGATCCCCGAGAAAGTATCCGCCACCTTTGCCGCCGCGGCCCCCAGCGACAATACCGCACCGGTCGCGCTGGTAAACTTCAACGGCTCCGCTGCGGTTCCGCTGCCAAAGGTGATCGCTGTGGTTTCCGGCTTGGCACCCGCCACGGTGATGATAAAAGCGTTTTGGTTCGTATCGTACGTGACGGTGGCCACTGCGGCGGTCAATGCCGTTTGCAAGGATGCCGCGGCCTCAGCGAAACTGGTTACACTGGTGAAATTGACATCAGCATCAGTTTTTTTGCCATTGATGGACAGCGTCAAAGTACCGGACAGTTTTTTCAATTGCTCAATGGTGACGCCTTTGAACGATCCGCTACGCAGCCAGGCGGCGGCCGGCGCAATGTTGAATCGCGAAAACAGCAGCATGCCGGGTGCTTTGGTCGCGTTGTTGAATCCCTGAAAATACATTACTGCCATCGTGTATTCGTCGGATTCGCCGCCAAAGTAACTGGCAACATCCGGAGCCGAAGAAAATGAGACCACATCACCGATCGGTGCATAGGGGCTGTCGGTCAGCAGCAGGCCATTAAGATCGACTGCATTCCCGACGGCGGCTAATACGCCGGGATTTATTTTTACGTCTTTACTGATTGGAATTGCCATCGAGAGACTCCACTGGAATAGGGTGTATCGTCACGTTGTCGAAAAATGCCAACGGTGCGCTGACCACCGGATTTATTTGTGCCTGAACGTCAAGCGTCCAGCGTGGTTCATACTGCTGTTCGCCGTTGATCATGGTTGTCTGCCTTGGGTCACTGCAGTAGAGCGGCGTCAGAACTGCCCCACCCCGGCGAAAAGCATCGGTTGAATATTCAGAACGAAACAGTGTGGCCAGCAGCAAGGCGTTACGTTCAGCGCCGGCACCGTAAAAATCCAACTGGCAATCCCACCGTGTCGTACGGGTAATATGCTGCTGCCCCATACCGGCAGATACAGGCGCGCTGTAGTTAACAATCCCGGTGGACAACCCAGCCGAATTAAGCGAAGTCATCGCGATAAACTCCCCCTGTGGCATGGGAATGCCATTTTGCTGTGTCCGCTCGATCTCGACGCCAACAAAAAGCCCCTGAAGGAATCCCCCAAGGGCTTTGTAGAGATCGCTTTCTGTTATCGAGAGCGTTACGTCTGTAGACATGCAATCACCCTCGTCCAGTCCGGCCAGTTTTCCGGTACCGACACCACCAGCCAGGTTTCATCGCCGATCACAAACTTATCGCCGCCCTGATCTTTCGGCCGATTAACGCCGCACCAATTGCCATTGGTGTATATCGAAGAGAACACCCCCTGAATATTCAGGTTGTCCAGGTGGCGGATATCGCCCTGGGTAACGGCCTGTTTCTGTACCATCATCGGGACAGGATCGGCATAGCCCGGAACGCGGGAGTAATCCGCGCTTTTGACGCTGCCGGTAGATTTGAAAATCTGCGCCTCAATGAAGGGGTTAATCGCACCGACAGCGCGCGACACAATTCCGTGCAAATTCACTCATCACCTCCATCAACGGCATAATCTACGCTGTTCAACATGTGGTCAGTGTCAATCAGTGGTTTGTCGAACCCTTTGCTCTTGATGGTCGACTCGGCCAGTGGCGGCGAATTAAACTCACGAATGGAACCCTGCAACTGGTTCTTGATCCGTTCGCCCATCAGTCCCAACGCTATCCGAGTATCATAATTTGATGAACGGATCAGCTGTGAGAAATCCCCCGGCCACTGCCCACTGTTGGCTGAAATCATATTGCGGAAAAATGGCCTCGGCAGTTGGAAATAGGACTCGCCCTCCCGCGTCACAACCATTTTCCCGAACTCATTCGCCGCGGCCACCAGGGCAACCGGCGTTCCATCGTCATAGGTCGCATCAGCCAAAAAACCGACCTTCAGGCTTTTGCCCGAAGAGAGGTCTGAAGCAATCTGCGCCAGGCGCTGTTTAAACGCGGCGCCCCCGCGCACCGTGGCTGCCATTACAACCCCAGCAGCGCTTTGACGGCGGACGCATCTTTGGCCGTGAGGATCTGCTTACCAATATCGCTGGCATCACTAATATCCGCCGAAGCCGGCTTGTAATCCCCTGGCTTGGCGTCCGTGGCTGCCGTCCCGACTTTCAGTTCAGAAGTACCGGCCCCGATATCGTGCCGAACAGCAGCCGCATCGGCAGCGGTCAGTACTTTCTTACCGATATCAGTGGCGTCGGTGATCTGGTCTGATGTTACCGCCCCGCCTCCACTGTCCCCAGGGGTCGACACCTCAACGGGATAGCCCCCCATTGTCATCACTCGTGCGGTCATAGCTTGTCTCCAAAAGGTTAGCGCCCGCGGCGCACAGGCCGGTAATAATGCCCCGGGTAACGTGAAGGGGATGCGCCCGGATGATATTGCATCGTCCGGTATGGCGCCGTTGCCTGCCAATAACTTGCACCATAAGGTGTTTGCAGAAACCACCAGGACTGATCGTTGCTACCGCTGCTGTCCACCGACACGGAAACAGATCCCTCCGACGCACTGGTAATGCGGCCGACCAGACCGCCTCCCTGTCCGCCGGTCTGTCCAGAACCAAAGCCCCGCAATGCGCAAAGATGCGCCACCAGCAAGAAAAAAAGCTGTTCGCGCTCTTTCACATCCTGCACTACGCTTTCGTCGGTATTGTCGAGGTAAAGCGTTGAGGCCTGATTGAACAGCGCCTCAAGCAACGTGTCACTGGCCGCCGCAAACTCTGGATACAACTCACGAAATGTCTTGATATCAAAAGTTACGACGCCCATCGGTTACCCCTTGCTCGCTTGGTTCATGGCCTCATCGTCACGCTTGATACCCGGTGCCGGATTATTCTGCGACAACGGCTCAAGCCCTGACTTCACCTTCTCCTGCTCCTTGGCCTGCGAACGAACGCTATTACCGTTGTCCTGGGCAAAGATCACGGCGTTTTTCACGTAAGGCTGATCTTTGTGGATTTCTAACCAAGCCTCCCACAACTCCTTGTCCACAGCAGTGAGACCATACCCACCAATAATGCGCACATCCTCACCACGGAACCCCGCGACAATCGCTTGCTTGCCTTCAACATCCAGTACCAGACCGTTCGGCAATTTGCAGCCGACTGTGACTTGTTCTGCCATTTCTTACACTCCCAACATTTGTGCATAGGCCAGCGGCTGGCGAACGATCGCCCCCCAGGTGCCTGCCGATTTTTTCTGGTGCCATGCAGAAGATTCCGTTACCACAGCGTGCGCGCGCATTTTCTCTGTAAAGGCACAATAACCTGTGTCCTGCTCGCCCAAACGCTCAGCAATCAGCTGTACAACCTCACCGGCATCCGTGGTGTATTCCACAGCGGTTTCTACCGTCAGGTTAGGGAAGTTTTTCTGCAGCAGGTCGGAAACGTTGACCTTGTAGCCGTTGGTCTTGGTCAGGTTCACCTCTGAAGACGGCGACATGCACAGTTTCATCTTGTCAGTTCGCTCGATGTGACCATTGGTCTGCTTCACCAACTGCTTGTAGAGCTTGACCACATCGTCGTAGACCGCCTGGCCGTCCTTGTCATCCCATTTCAGTTTTCCGCCGACTTCATCTGGCGTGATCGGTGCAGAAAGCGACGGGTCATTCAGCAGGCCATAGTTCTCCAGGCCTTCAATGCCGAAGAAATAGGACTTGTTCTGGAACTTGTTCAGCGTCAACGCTGACGACACATTCAGTTCCGCCGCCCAGCCAATACGCGCCGCGCCGTACATATCCAGTTCACGTTCGCCCCAACGGGTGTGCGTCTGATAGTGGTAACTCTGGCGCGGTACCCAGTTGGCATTCGCCGTCACCATGCCGTTGTGGTTGTAGTCACCGTAGGAGCTGACCTCACCAGACGATTCCACAATCGGGAATTGGGCGCTCAGCGTTGTCCAGTCACCTTTTTTAGTTTCACCGAGGATCTGCGCCGCCTTCATTGGCGTCACCAATACGCGAAGTAACTCAGGATCGACATAGTTGGTGAAGTAGGCCGGTACGGCGGAGTTGCTGGCGGTGACCAATCCCGGCTGCGCATCCATCGCCAGCGCATAATTACTTGCGTACTCTGGCGGCAGGTACGCCTGCGCGCCCGGCAGGATGATGCCGTAATCGCGGCTGGCGGTGGCGTAGTGTTGCTTAAATTTATTCATCACTTGCTCCAGGTGCTGATTTTAATACGTTCTTTGGCCGCCGCAGAGCTGGCCACAGAGAATACCGTTTCGGTGAAACCATCGACGGTGGCACCCGCCGCACCGGTAGCAATCTCCCCGGTTGTCAGCGAGGCAAACACCTTCTGGCCTACCGTGGCCGCCGTGGTGGTAACCGCCCAATAATCACCGGCGGTATGCAGGGTGCATTCGCGGCCGGGTTGGATCAGGTTGGAGGCAGCGCCCAGCCAATCAACGATTGACGCCTGACCATCACGCGGCACAAAGCCCGCTGGCGCGCCGGTGCCCTTATTCGATGCGACGCCTTTCACTACCCATGCAAAGCGCCCGATAGTCAGGCCATCCGGCCCGGCGATGAGTGCCCCGTCACCAGCGACATAGCTGGCGTAAGGGTTAAGGCTGGCAAAAGAACCTTCAATCCCCGGTGCGGGGTATTGGTTCATGCTCTTTTGAAATCCTGACATATTAATAACCTCGTTTGAGTTTGCCGGCGGTCGGGAAATCGGCGGCGAAAGAGGAAGCCGCCGCGGAATCCAACGCGAGTTTTGGTGCTTTGGTGGTCTGCTTTTGCTCCACGGCGTACCTCACCATGCTGCGGTAAGCACTCGGATGCACGTCGGTGATATCAATCCCGGCCTGCTCCAGTGCAGTGCGGTAAACTTCATCGGCGGAGTCCATCGCGACAACATCGCCGATCAGCGGACGCACTTCACTTTCTGCCACACGAACAGCCTGGAAGTTTTTTGTAGCTGTTTTGGTTGCCTGATCTGCAGCTAACTTAATTGCTGCATCCATAGCGGGTTTACTGACCGCGTCAGGATCAGGTTTAGCCGGTTTTTTCTCTGGATCATCCTGTACATCGTCAGCCGCAGGCATCAGCACCGCCTTGATTTTCTCCAGCACTTCTTCTGGCACTTTATCGGCCAGCAGCGCCAGTACGCTTTCCAGCGGGTTATCTGTGTCAAAAGCGGGCCCTTGCTCTTCCGGTTCGACAACTTCCTCCGCTGCCTCCATCAGTTCCGCTAGCTCTGCCGGTTCAATATCCATGTCCTGTGCCAGGCGGGTGGCAAATGCAGACTTCACTGCATTGGCGATCGCGTTGGGGCGTTTATGCAGGCCCACCAGTTGCGTGAGGTCTTTCGGCGAAGCATCTTGCGCCAGCCGAGGCTTTAGATAGGCGCCCAGCGCTGCGCGCATAGCGACGCCCTTACGATTTAATTTCATGCGTTGTAACTCCGTTGGAAGGGAATCAAAAACCAGTACATCGGATCCGGCCCGGCCATCGCCGACCAGAGCCACGTGGTTACCGACGATATCCCGCATCACGCCGTCAAATTTGACGCCATCCGGGGTAACGCCTGGGGTCATGTCAGCGACGTAGGCATACGACGATGACAGTTCTCGTTGTTCGTCGGTCTCGATACCGGCGATGGCGGAGTTGTCCCAGATGGACAGCCCGTTAGTCAGATAGGTGCCGTCAAACTCGCTGTTGGCGTGCGTCGTCCCCACCCGCAATTCACGCGCGGGCGCGCCCGGATAATCGGGCTTGTGTCTGCAAAGGATGGGGATGGTGTTGAAGGTTTTTACTGCCTTGCGCAGTTCTTCGGGATCGCGGTACAGCATGTAGAGCTTGTTGGGGTCGAGTCCCAGCTCTTCGGATTTCGGGATTTCACGCCCGTAATAGCCGCAGACGTTAGCCTTGCTGATATTGCTGCGTTCAACTTGCAGCCTGCCGACTTTGTCCAAGTGCCGTACCGAACCCCGGTCAAAAGCCAGTAGTTCGGTTGTCATTCATTACTCCAGTCCAGGTAAAATCGCCTCCCACGTGCAACGGCAGCCAATCTCTTCACTAGGCATTACCCATTTGCCATCAAGAAACATCCCTTTGTCCAAATCGAACTCTTCGCCATCGGCTTTAACGTGCGATGGCCTTGGCTCTTTACCAGCATGAGAATGCCGCCAACGCCCGCGACGAATGCCCAGCGCACGCTGACGTGCTGACTGCATGGTCGAGGTGGCTTTATTGTTCTGGTCCAGAGCGATAAACGCCGCCCTGCGCCGGGTGATGCCATAACGTTGCTGCAGCTCGTTAGTCAGCGTGCCCAGATCACGCCCACGAGAAACCGACTGCATCACCAGCGTTTCGACCTGGGTTAGATATTGTTGAGGGATTGAGCGGATCAGGTTGACGTTTTCGGTGATGGTAGCTTGCAGCGCATTGTTCATTTCCGCCGTCATTTTGAACGGCACTGTGAAACCTGCCTGCTGTAGAGCACTCGACAGCGAGGCATCGCTATTTTTCATCACATCAGAGGTAAAGCGCTCCGCCAGTTTCGCCGCCAGCAGGTCGAATTTACGTAACCAACGGCGGGAAAGTTTACGCATTGCAACCCGCATCATGATAGCCGGTGATGCATCCTGTGCCAGGCCCGTCTGTCGGTATTGCGCTTTTAACCAGTAAAGCGTGCTGTTGTGCATCTCCAACACGGCTTTATCCAGTTGGCGACGGTACCAGGCTTCAATCCCGGCGTTCGGCCGGATCGGCCTCAGGGTCTTTTTCCGGGTTATCCGCTTTATCAATATCCGTTTCGGTGCCTGGCTCTTCGTCGTCGTCGACAATTTCAATCTCCCCACTCAGATCCAGACCGCTGTACGGGCTGTTAGGGTCCGAGGCCAGCTTTTCGCGCACCTCGTTATTGGTTACCGCACCCACGCTCTCGTAAATCTGGTCCGTTTCCGCTTCGGTTTTGCGGATGGTGGCCAGCTGCTCGCGAGTCATTTCATGCAGTGGTTCGAACTCAAAGGTGATGTCCGGGTCAATCTCACCGAACTCCGACAGCTGGATGATGTCCATCACGCGCTTTAGCGGGTGTTTGAGCAATCGGGATGCTCCGGCGGCTATCGTGTCGTAGAACACCTTGATTTCGCCTTCGCTCGAAGCATTCAGTCCCGTCGGGCTTAGTCCGGCAAACTTCACCGAGGGGATCGCACTGACGAAGAACATGTGCTCCTGAGCCTGTGCCTGCAACGTGTCTAACCCACTCAGCGGCGTGTTGAACTGGAAAAACTCTTCAGTGGATTTATCCAGCATCAACAGTCCGCGATTGTCGCGGGTTCGGTTGTATAGCTCTGCCCGTTTGGCATAGTTCGGATCGTTCTTGCCCTGGAGGACCTGTCCCATATTGGTCATGATGCCGCTCAGCGAGAACGAGTGAAGCACATCCCCCACGCTGTCGCGGGTACGTAGCCAGTTACTGACATACGGCTCCGCGATTTGCGTCAACGATAAGCCACCGAAGTTATAAGCCGCTTTCAGCATGTCCGGTACCGGGCGTGATACCAGGTCCAGCATGCGACTGGCGTGCACCGTTTTTCCCATCACATACCATTCCGCCGGCTTGTAGAAATCATCGCTCAGCGGGTTGTCGGCATTGTAGATGCCCGGATATGTCCACACCGGTTCGATAACGCGGAATCCCACCAGCGAGCCGGGGGTGATTTTTTTGTTGGACACGAATAACTTTGATTGCAGCTCTTCTCGGTCTGTCCAGGCTGAAAGGCCCAGAGGGGAGCGGACATCAATATAAATCTGCCCGCGGCCAAAGAAGCCGTCATGTTCGATGGCCAGACGGAACACGTCCTGCACCTTGTAGCGCTCCATCGCGGCGACGAGCAGGGCTACACGTTCAGCTTTGCTCTCGTCACCATCACCGGCGGCTTTGACCTTAATCCACTTGCGGGTCATTTCCTCGGCGATCACGCTGACCATTCGGCGATATTCCGGTAGCTGTGCGAGCTGCGCCAAATACGGATAGCCAGGGAAGCCACCAAACACAAAGTCGGGATAGCTTCCGTTCAGTGAATCGTATGGCGTAGAGTCCATCGCCAGCACAGCGCTACGAATATCGGCTGGGATCACGCCAACCGGTGGCTCATATTGCGCGAACTCCCGGCGTGGTTTTTGGCCTACCGTAGCTACCAGTTCATCACTGATCGCCATGTCTGGAGGCGTCTGCGCTTCCTGTGCCGGCGGCGCCTCATCTTGTTGCTTTCGTTTAAAGGGCCACATCAAATGCTCTCCAGGAAGTCCTCGGAAATCACGAACGGCATCTCAATCGGTGCGAACGCCATAATGAAAGCGTCAGCAACGTTCGGTGATGGAATGTCGCGTTTTTTCAAATCGTCTTTCGTTTCCACTTTCACGCGCCCGTTTTTATCGAAATCACGCTTTGGTGTTGATAACTCAAATTTAAGTTTGTCCAGCAGAGGGCAATCCGAATCGATACTGATCAACTGGTCGTCAGTAAAGCTCTCGCGCTTTTCTTTTCCATTAATCACGTTGTAGGTGTTACGGAATCGATCGGCCACCAGCCACCAGGACTGCGCCTTTATATTCGCGAAGAAATCTTTATTGGTGATCCCGGGCTGATATTCACGTTCAGGTTCGAATACCGCGCCGCCGGCATTAAATTTGAAATACTCGATAGCCGTGGCACCCCAATCACTGGCGCTTTCGCGATCTTCGTTAATCTCGGCAAATTTTGAACCACTCGACGCACCGACACCGATACTGTCGTAAACGATCGCCGCGTCATGCTGTAGCGCAACGTTGTACGTTCGCTTACAGCTTTTCATTAGTTCATCTTCGCGTGCCTTCCACTCGTCAGCCCACAGCGCCACAGAGCCATGCGCATACACGTTGGCGCACTTATCAGCGCCGCTGTCCGCAACGTCAAAACCAACGCGCTTGCGTCCAAGTGGTTCAATATTTAGCGCCTTGTGGGCATCTACGGCCGCCTCAATCCACGACAGCTTGATAATGGCTTCATCGTCATCAGTGCGTGGTACGCCAAGATAAACGTGCTCAAACTGCTCTTTATCGCGGGCTTTTGCCGCTTTTATTACTTTCAATATCGTGGAGCTGAGGAAGGGGTTCTCGTTATAGTTTATTTTTCTAATGAGTGTGTCTGGCGGCGGAGAAACAACAAAATTTCGCCATACAAAATCAGTCGTCAGACGTGGGTTAAACAGAAACCAGCACTCCGAACCTTCTTTACGGATCGTTGGCTCCAGAATTTCCCATTGTGCCTCGGTCATCGCGTGCGCCTCCTCGTTCCAGAGCACGTCGATACTTTCCAGCGACTTTATCTCGTCTACATGGCGCCACAGCCCGTAAAACATAAACTCACTGCCGGTAAAGCGGTTGATTATTTTATTATCCAGAATGCGGAACCGATGACGCAGGCCAAAACGTTCAATTTGAATTTTTAGCAGCGCATATACCGATTCTTCTATTTTGTTCTGGATCTGGCGAGTACAGAGGAAACGCAGCCGATACTTATCCGCAAGATAAACAGCCATTCCCGCCGCATCCCAGGATTTTGACGAGGTGCGACCGCCATAGAGGATCTTATTCCTCGCCTTCGTCGTCCAGAATGGCCGGAGCGCTGGATTCAGTGAGGGTCGTTGGGTTGTCAGCATAGAAATCGTCCAGACCGCCAGAGGCGTCATTATTCGGATCACCGAGTTCGAGTTTCAGGCGATCGACTTCGAGCCCGATTTTCTCCGCCGCTATCACACGATAATTTGTGTCGGCAAACACCTTGCGGATTGTTGCGGTGGTGCCCTCTATCGATTCAATTCGAACGGTATTGCGCATCATGGCTTTGTCCGCCGCACTGATTTTTTCCAGCAACCCTTTTACTTCGTCGGGTTCGGCGTCTTCCAATTGGGTTTTCCAGCGCCCGATATTCTCGGATGCCACCAGGTTATTCGCACGCAGACGGAACAGCTCATCATCAAGCGTCAATGCCTTTGCATCCTCTATCACTTCATCGCTAAGCAGTAGACGACGGGCATAGCCGCCATGTTTAAGCGCAACTTGGTTGTGGGGCTGGAATGCGTTAACAGGTGGGTCGGTACGCGCACCACGTATCGGTTTCGTATTTGCCGATGATGGACTCTCCCCTTCGGAGCCATTTTCGCCGGCGTCAGGATTGGCGGGGGTTGCCTTGGTACGCACTCTTTTTTTTTGCGTACCGCTTTTGCGTACCTGCGTACCTTTTTGCGTACCAGTTTTTACACTGCGTACCCAGCCGTATTTCTTGGCGCGCTTTCTGATGGCCCCCTCACTGATGCCGTATATCTCTGCCAGGTCTCGGAGAGAAAGTTGACCGGCACAGTAATCGCGCTCAAGGCCGCTTTCTTCCGGTTGTGACATAGCGTGCTCCATAAAAAAAGCCACCAGCGCTACCCCCACAGCGAGCCGGAGTAACGAGGTGACTTTGCTTTGCGCATTACGCAGCAGTCTCGAAAGGCTGCTCTGCAATGCAGATTAGTTCATCACACCAATGCATAATTGCATCAATATTCACCCATCAAAACCCGTACAATAACTAAACGTTATTAACGTACCGATTTCCCTGGTGTTGTTGTGTCTTGCCCCTCCTCTGAAGGGGCTTTTTTTCGTCTATTACGCAGCACCTGGATAGATGCTCTGCGGTGGACAATTAAAAACCCACCAATAGGTGGGCAAGTGCGAGGTTAAGCGTAGTTCTGCCGGAAGTGCTCTCTCGCCTCATCACGAGCGAATTCAGGGTGGTTTGGTGAGGCAATCAAAACAATAACGTCACGCGATTGCACACCTATTGGGTTTATCCGATAAATTGTCAGCTCTGCTGTAAGCGCGCTGCCATCGGTATATATTTCATATTTAACTCGTGAAGGCTTATTACTGGTAAAAACATAGGTCTCTAATAATTTAAGAGTTCCAATAGTTGCCATGATTAACGCTCCTTATTGAGTCTTGTTTTTATCATGATGCAAACTCTGCCTCCACTGAATTAGTGTGACTACCTGCCCGGCGCATATTGATAAAGCTGTTTGAAGTGCCAGCGTGTAGCTGAGTGCACCTCCCCAGGTATCACCCTGCAGTTGTGGTTGCTCGCATGGCGCGAATACGGACTCAGGGGGTAACAGCACTACCTGTTGCGGTGGTTCCGGCGTTTTGCTGCAGGAGGTCAATAACAGCGGCAGGCATAGGACTATTGCCACATTTATCGCTTTTAAGTGCATCGCGTAATTTCCTCTGGTACGTTTCCCCCTGCTGGCGTAGTTGCTGATTTTTCTTTTGTTGTTCTGCCATCAGCGTGCGGTTACGGGCGTCCTGTACCTGCATGGTGGCAATCAGTCCTGACTGCTGCGCCAGCGTCTTTTCCTGCTCGGCCATCTGCTGCCGCGACAACTCCAACCGGTGAGACAGCAGCGAGCTATAACCACCAAGGCAAATTGATACCACCAGCAGGAGCAACATTCCCCCGCCGGCCAGTTTTGAGATCCGGCCGCTCATTTGTCCAATCCCCAGCAAGCCAGTTCGGCTTCCTGATCGCGCCGTACTATCTGCCCGTAGCAGTTATTGGAGCGGATACGGCAATCTCGGCCGCCATCGTAAATCCAACGGCGGATTTCGCGGCAGGCGCCGATGCGGTCCCCGGCGTTCAGCTTTTTGTAAAATGTGGAGGTGAAACATTTCCCGGGGCCAATATTCCACGGGCAGAACGACGCGATACCGACTTTCTGCGGCTCGGTCAGCGTCACCTTGATGTTTCGGTCTACCCAATCGAGCGCCTTTTTCTGCTCGGCTGTGTCAATCTGCTTGCACTGCTCAGCGGTCAGGCGCTGGCCCTTCACAACCTTCTGGCCGTTGACCATTGTCACCCCGCCGCAAATTGTCCAGATACCGACACCGTCCTGATATGCATTCAGGCGCTGACCTTCTTTTTCATCCTGAAACTGCGACATCATCACCGGGGCTGATGCACCGGCAGCAATCAACGCCAGCATAGCGGCGCTGAGTTTGGTTTTTATCGAAGCCACTACTCGCCCCCTATCAGATCAACGTCCCGCGCACTGATGTTCTTGTTTGAGCGGTCAATTAGGTACATTTTCAGCAACCTTTCTCGCCGGCACCTGAACCAAATGCCCACGATGCACCCAATAACGGAACTGAGGATGCCGACAAAAATGCCGATCACCATCCACTCACTGGGCGAGAAATAATTTATTGCCCCGAGCAGCAGGCCAACCAGCCAACCGCCATGCGTGGCGCTATCTGCGATTTTTTCCGGCATGGATTTCATCCTTCCCCCTCGCCGGGGCTTGGCCCGATCATCGGGTGATAAAAACGAAAAAGGCCGCACCGAAGTGCAGCCTTATACGTAAGACGGGAGTCATTGGTAACGTATTAAGTATCTGATATCGCGACAACTAACATTTCAGTTACAGCTACCTTGAAAGCATTAAGTAAAAATGGGTAAGTCAATTACTTACAACCACCCTAAACAAGGTTTTAACATCCCTTAATGGTCGATTTACCCCAAACAACTCTCGAACAAGTTCAACCGTTAATCCTGTACGCTCAAGAATATCTACCCAAGCGGAATCGTCCAACATATCTATAGCTTTGGATAGAAGAGTTGGCTCTTCTAATGGTATATTTTCATCACCAGGCTCACTCTTTGTATATCCCTTTGAGTTCAAATGAATATATCCTCGTCGCGCTTGTTCTTGTGAAAGCAAACCTAAAGCCGTCGCTCGATAGATTGCCATCCGAAGGCTAATCTTCCAACGAAGCTTAAATGCCAACATGGCATTCCAATCAAACTGTTTACCACGGATACGAGGGAACTCTTTTATGAAAGACACTCTAGGTACAAGTAAAGCACTCGAGAACTGATCAGCTTGTGACTCTGTTTTTTTATCACCCGTGACAATTCCCTCATGCATAGCCAAGTGCCCCAACTCATGGCCGATATCCGAGCGGAAACGACACATGCTTTTTTTTGCATCATTCCGAATAATTACTGGACGCCTATTGTGGACAGTAAATGCATCCACTCTATCATCAACTCCTGTAACATGAGTTACAATTACCCCCAGTTTTTCTGCGAGTTTCACCATTGACGATATCGGCCCAATACCAAGCCCCCAGCATCTGCGGCATTCTTCAGCAACCCTTTCCACATCATTCATACTAAAAATTTCAGCACCAGATGCGTCAGGAATATTAAGTTCCGGTAATTGAATTTCATCCTCTAAAGCAGAAATCAGTAAGTTTAAGATTTCAGCCCTAGCGAGCACGCTATTGGTTAAAGTCTGCGTCCGCGATTTTTTGCTTCTAAAGTGACAGACATCGCTTTCCAAAGCATACTTGCGCTCTGTAAATAAAAATTCTGGGCGAATATCCAGAACTTTCGCTAACTCATCAAGTAGCAGTTCTGTCGGTTTCGCACCTTTTTCTAACTTACTAACGAATTGCTTTGTTTTTCCTATTTTCTCTGCTAATTCTTCGCAAGAAAAGCCCCTGGCCATCCTAGCCAGTTTGAGCTTATCCCCACGATAATCATCATCAAAGTTAATCACTTGATGTGCCATTGTCTTTTACATCCTGATCATCTTCGCCTTTCTTACGTTTCCGCAAATCGGGGTCTTCAATATCAGTTTCAGAAGGTAGATCTGAAGAGTCCACGGACATAGGCGGAATAGACGCGACTGGCTCATATCGAACCTCACTAACCGCTGCGCCATAGGAGTTGAAGCCAACCAACGCTACAATCCAGCGAGGCAAAGTTATTTCTTCATCATCGTCGTCAATGTCATCATCAGACAAAACAGAGAGGTAAGGTTCAGCCAGAATTCGCCATGTTATATCCTGTTCAGCTTCTGGCTCACTCCCCCCAAAAAGGCTTAACTGCTCAAACTCAGCTTTGTTGCGTACCAAACGATGCTTTTTCTTCGGAGCAGCAATACAGTCCTTGGAAAACTGAAGAGGTACCTTATTCAAGGCAAGAACAAAATCGAGCCCTTTGGTTACCATACTCAGGCCAGAAATATTCTTTTCATTTTTTATCAAATGGCTACGGACCCAGTCATAAGCCCTGACCCCCTTTGACCAGTTACTGTCGAGAGTGTGTCCGTGGTAGTAAAGCTGCTCAAGAACCCCAGCAACCTCTGCCAGCAAGTTCATCACACTCGCCTCATCAAGGTAGGACTGAAACTCCCAACAAGGTGCCAACTGTCTTTCGGTCATATCAAGTTTCGCTTTTTTCAGGATTCGTAAACCTAATATTTTCGCGTTTTCTTGATTTTGTCAACCAAACTTATGTTTTTTTCAATTCACCTATGCAAGCATCGCCGCATGTGTAACCCAATTGAATACAAAAGCCCCGGCGGGTTAGGCCAGGGCTTGAATGGTTGCCGGTCTTTCCCGGCAGTCACTTCACATCGAGGGACGCACTTAGAAACTCCCCACCAAAGGGTTCGATAGTGCGTATCAAAACTAAATGCGCCCTTCTGATGCGCTTTCCAGCCACTCCGGGTAATCCCATCTTCGCAGGCTGAAAAGCTTTTTCTGGAGCGGGCAGTGGGAATCGAACCCACATCATCAGCTTGGAAGGCTGAGGTAATAGCCATTATACGATGCCCGCATTGGTCCGCCATCGAGGCCTCGAACCCCGTACCTACAACTTAATGGTCGTTGCTCTTCCTGCTGAGCTAATGGCGGTTGGTGGCCCTTGCTGGACTTGAACCAGCGACCGAGCGATTATGAGTCGCGCGCTCTAACCAACTGAGCTAAAGGGCCGAGGTGGCGAATTCTAAGTCAGCCACATTAAACCATACAATAACTAATGCTTATCTTTACAAACGCTCATAAAAAAACCCGCACGCGACGGGTTCTTCTCTCGGTACGCATACACAAATGGCAACGTATATTGGAATACTGGGCCATTGGTCCATTGATGTCAACACGTTCGCATCATTTTTTTCTTTTTTCGCTCCTGTTCGCGTTCGATAAACGCATCTTGCAAGGGCTGATACAACAAGTATTCAGCTGCAGATAGTATTTCAACGACTTCCCGCCTGCAGGTTCTGTGTGACGGTTTCCTGTGGGCTGGCGCACCACACCGACGGGCCATTTGCCGGGGCTTTGCTACAGCATGGTAGTAGTTGGCGATCGCCCTATCAGATGAGCCATGCACGTAACGGCTCAGCAGTAAGCCAAACGCTCGGCGATCGATGGCATGCAGTTTGTCCACAACGCGGGTGATCAACATGCCGTCGTCATCGTTGCAGATTGGGCGCTCTGGATAATTGCTCGGCTCAACCGTTGCCATGTACTCTGCGATGATGCTGCTCTGTCGGCGTTCCAGTCGCCCTGTATAAACCCATGCGCCCCACCGCTCCAACCATGGGTGTAGCCAAGCCTCTTGTTCTTCGGTCAGTTTCAGGCCGTCAGCGTTCATAGCTTGCCCTCCCTGCGTAAAATGGCCTGTGTGCGAAAAACTCCTTCGGCGTGAAAAAGACGAAGTTCCTCTCGGCTATATTCGGTCTTGGTTCGCCCATCGCAGGCATCGTGGCACGCGCTACATCCCCACGCTGCCTGCACGTCGTCGGGTTTAATCCCTGTGCCGCAGGTTCCCGCCATGCGGTAATGTGTCAATACGGTGGTTTCTGGGTTGAAATTACAGAACCCAGGGATCCGGATCTGGCAGTCGCGGCCGCGGGCCTCTTTGGTTAATTTGCTCATGATGTATACCCCATGAGCTGGGTCGCGGCATTCTCTGCAGACTGCTGATCGGGGAAGGTACGGAACAGGATGTAATTCCAGAGCACATCGAGCACAGCTTTATAAAACTCTCCGAACTCGATATCGTCCATTTTAGCGAATGAGATCGATTTAGGCTCCTTGCGAGCGCTGCCGTCGGGCATGACATATTCAACGTAAAATCCAGCCTGAATGGTCACCCAGGCACGAAACGCTTCGAAGGATTTTGCAACGCTGATATTACCGGCCCTTTTCTCTGCCACGTCAGCCAAATACTCATCAGCTGCCGCCTGCAAGGCATCTTCGCCGCCAGCGTAATAAGCCAAAAATTTCACATAGCCATTCACAAGCGCTTTGTCGGCTGGGGATATTGCACCCCCAGTCGGTTGCCAGTAGTCAAAACCAAGGTTCAGGAGTGAAAATAGCTTACGGTGAAAGGCTGGGTTTCGGGCTTGCTTGAAATCGGCGTAAAGAACCGATCCTATCTTTTTGGTTTGCAAAAAGTCTCTGGCTTCCCGAGTGGTCGGCACCAGTAGATTTCCTGCTGTCTTTGTGTACGAATACTGCGCCATTGGGAGTCTCCAGTAGCGCAGCAGTTGTTCAGAATTGAATGGGCTGGGTGTTCAGTCCAGCTCATTGATTATAGCGTGTTTCCATCAGGGGCGACAATCGAATAGCCCGCCAATTTTGCCACTTCCAACATCGCGTTAAGTGTCGAAATGTGTTCGTCACCCTTGACCAAACGTAAGCCCACGGTCTCACCATTTTCACGACGAATTACAACAAAGCCATTTTCAGGGAGAAGGTTATTAAGTTCTTCCAAATCAATCATAAACACCTCAATCTTTGAGATTGCTTGTTATCCCTCCATCTCCCTGCATGCCATTAGAGCTAAACCCTTGGATTTTGTCAGGTCAAATAGGTAACACAGATCGTTTAGTCGCATATCGATCGGTTTTAACGATCGACACCTCCGCCTGTGAATATCATGCCACCAATTATACTGTATATTTAACCAGTATCAATTTACCTATTCACCACACAACAGCCCCGCGTTATAGCGGGGCTGTTGTTTCATTACGCAGCCATCCGCCAAACACACAACTCCGGCATGTTTGCCCTTACCAGCGCCTCTGCAAATGGCGGTGGTACCGAGTTACCACAGCGCGCTACCTGCTCCGACTTGGGCCAGCGGGTGCCGTCGATGTCCTTGTCGATGATGTAGCTCCGCGGGAAGCCGTTGGCGTTATACAGCTCACGGGGCTCCAACATGCGCATACAGATGTCGACCACCATAAATTCGCCGACCTGGATAAACTGTGGTCGAAGTGCAGGGAACAGGTGGCTGTTGTCCGGCTCATCACTGAATACGTCCATGAGACGCGCACAGCACCAGGCGTTATAACGTTGGTCATCAGTGATCAGCGTCGGCTCGCATTTCACCTCAGTTAGCCCGAAACGGTCATGCGTCGGCACCGTATGCATCGGCGCATCAACGTCGATCCCTTCCTTTTCGTTGCCGTAGTATTTCTGCAGGTACGCCGTCACATGCCCGATGTGATTACCGCCAGCGGTCAAGGTTGGCGCTGGCGCATTTGTTGGTCTACCGTCCTTGCAAGTGCCGCGCAACTGCACCAGGTGCGAAGTACAAAGCGAGTGGTGATCGACCTGCGTCACCGTGTGCGCTGGCTCGTCCATTCCCAGTCCCGCGCCAGTGTAGTTGCCGCCGTAGTGTTTGATCAGATTGGCCGCGACGACGGCATGCTTGATGCCACCAGCAACGACAGTCCCCAGCGGTGCACGAATATTCAGGATGCGCGGCGCCTGCCCTCTCTGCTCGCCATAACCCATCTGAATCAGCGAGGCGGACGCCAGCGCGGTATGGGACTCGGTCGGGATAGTTGCCATCGGCGAGGCGATGCTGCGCGGCTTGCCGGAATAGGTCGGGCCACCAGCACCCACCAGCACTGCGCTGGCCAGCTGAGTTTTTCCGCCACCGCCAGGCATGATTGTGCCCACTGGCGCATCAGCACGGTTTCCAGTGCTATTCCCAAACTGCCGCACAACCACCGGTGCTGCCACCGCGAAACCGTGGGTTTGTGTGACCGTCTGCAGCGGCAGGCGGCCGGACTGTCCCCGGAAACAGTCGTATTTGGTTCGGTTGGACGTGTGATTGCATTTCACGGCGAACGGCTCGATCAGCAGGTGTTCGGCCTTGCTGGTGACCGTCGTCAACGGTGTGCCTGTAGCGTACTGCCGGCCATCGCCGCCGAACCCGGTTTGCCCGATTTGGACGATGTACGGATCCGGGCAGTCGATAACGTAACGCTTCAATCCTTTCACGATACGGCGCAGCGTGTTGTCCGCCAGCGGCTTCTTGCGCCCCATAATACTGCGCGTAGGAATTGACCAGTCGATGCACTCAGCAGCAGTTCGCCATGGCTGTAGCTGGCCTGCCAGCACATCTGCACTATCCGGCGCGCCATGGGATGGATCCGGCCAGACAACAGACTCACCATCGCAGCGACTGACGACAAACAGGCGCTTGCGAATGGTAGGGGCGCCATAATCGCAGGCTCTCAGCTCTTTGTGATCCACGTTGTAGCCCAGCCCGGCAACCAAGCTGCGGGCGTCGTCGCTGTCGATATCAATCTGCAAGAATTCGCAGGCCTCAGCCAGAGCCGGAGAATCTGGCGCGACTCCATCGCTCAGCATTCCAATGAACGCGCGGAACGTTGCGCCGGTGTACGCCGGGTCGGGGTATAAATTTCCCTTCTTATCGGCTTTCAGCGGCCCCCAAGAACGGAATTCCTCTACGTTTTCCAGCATCAAATAGCGCGGCCGCACCGCCAACGCCCAGCGCAACACCACCCACGCCAGACCGCGGATCTCTTTCTTGACCGGCGTCCCGCCTTTGGCCTTTGAGAAGTGACGGCAGTCAGGAGAAAACCAGCCCAACAACACTGGTAATCCGCCAGTGGAAATTTTCGGATCCACGCTGAAAATATCCTCCGGGTAGTGCAGCGTGCGCGGATGATTCACGGCGTGCATCGCCATGGCCACCGGGTTGTGGTTCATCGCGATATGCGGCTCAAAACCCAGCGCCTGCTTGATGCCCTCGCAGCTGCCACCACCGCCAGCGAACCCGACAACCACCAGGCCGTTTTCCACGGCATCAGGCCGGAAATCAACGATCTGTTTCTGACGCGCCCAGGCGTGCGCCGTTTTCTGTATATCCTGCGGGCTGACACGGTTGAGGAACATCTGATTGATTTGCTGCAGAACTTCCTGCTGCTCGTCGCCGTTCAAATCATGAACTGGCAGCACCGACGATGCGCACTGTTGTACTTCTGTTGGCCAGATACTCATGATTTCACTTCCCTAGCTGTTTCGCCCGATTTTACGAAGATGATCCAGTGCGTTTTGTCGTTCTTTCCGGTGCGCTGCCAGATAGCTGGTTTTTCGTCTGTAAGGGCGACGACTTGGCTAACCGGTATCTGGGTTTCGTTCCATTTGAAGATCAGCACGCCGTGTTGCCGCAGCACGCGGAAAGCTTCAGTGAACCCGGCGCGCAGCTCATCGCGCCATGTTTCGCGGTCAAGCTTCCCGTACTTCTTGCCCTGCCAGCCGTTGGGGCCTACACGCTCTAGGTGCGGCGGGTCGAACACAACAACCGGGAAGGTGCAATCAGCGAACGGCAAAGAGGTAAAATCTGCGATTAGGTCAGGAGATATGACCAGGCGGCGCCCGTCGCACAGGGTGTGGCTCTCGTTGCGCTTATCGCTGAATACGGCGCGCTCGTCCTCTTTGTTGAACCAGAACATACGGGAGCCGCAGCACATATCCAGAATGCTCTTTCCCTTGAGGTTCAGTTGATTTGCTGGCATCACAACACCGCCAAAGCGACAGCCGCCGCAACTATTACCCAGAAAATCACGATCGCCCAAAACAGCGTCGTTAACGGATTGCACACCACCCAGCCTTTTAATTTTGTCATTGTCCCTTCCCCTCTCTGCGTTCGCGCCAGTAATTCAGGCGCGCCCTGAAATGTTCGCGATAGTTTTCCGGTACCGAGTTAATCGCGTCGGTCACTGCGGTGCGCTGTATCTTCCGCGCAGACAGATTCTTGATAAGGCCACTGGCGCGCAGGTCGAGGTTTTCCAGATCTCGATATTCCTGCGGCCAGAGCCCGCGGTTGTGCGGTAAGCCGGGCGGGAGATAATCCGATTGCCCGACCATAGATCACCCTCTCGCTAAATGCTGCTGTTTCTCTGAGTTGACGTAGAACTGCCCGTCAACGTGAGTGAGGGTGAATTCCGGTACTGGTTTTTCATGCCGGGTTATTTCGCAGTGAGGGGAATTGATCATCGTCAGAATGCGGGTCTGTAGGTGACGGTGTGTCAGCCCATGATCGGGGTAATGTTTATTCAGCGCGGTGAGAATGCCATGATAGGTCAACGTTTTTCCCATCATAACTGCCGCCAGGTTACGAGTCGGGAAATCGACCGTGAAAGCTTTTTTCTTACTGGAAGCCCGTTTCGAAGCCTTCGCTGGCGTACGGGCAAATTTCGGAGGTACTACCTGTTCCGGTACCGGTGGTCGGGATAACGTCGAGCCAGAGCGTACCCGGGCGTTGGCGTTCATATGCCAGATAATCAGCGCAGTGTGATCACAGCCGTCGTCAATGACTTCGGCGCCGGGGTCTTTCGCAAAAATTAATTCTGTAGTGCTCATAGGTCTTTCCTTTTGGTTGATTAACACGCTGGTCAGGCGCGATTTAAAACGCTTCGATCTTGGAATTTTTGCTGTAACGCTTTTCTGATGCCTGGCCTTTCTGCCCCAGGCGTGCAGCGTCTTCATCGCTGATGTCTTTGATATAGCCGTCAACCATCAACGCATGCGCAGTACCGCTTACCCCTTCCCTGTTCAGTCGCAACAACAGCTCCATCAGGTTAGGGTCAGCATTTTTGTTGTAGACGGCATCACGATACAAACCGATCCACACATCACAGTCCTGTTCTATCTGCCCGGTGTCTTTACTGTCCGCTGGCCATGGCCGTTTGTCGGCGCGTTCCTCCAGTTTTCGGTTGAGCTGAGTCAGCAGCAATACGGGGCAATCCAATTCCTTCGCCAGGTTCTTCAAGCCGGTGGTGATGTCTCCATAGGCAATGTCGCGGCGTTCGGCGGCCTCGGCTTTCATCAGGGTCAGATAATCGATGGCCACCAATCCCAGTACGCCGCGCTGACGTTTCACTTTTCGGCATTCGTTGCGGATGTGCGCCAGCGTCACACCGGGGGTGCTGTCAATCATCAGATTGGACTCTGCCAGTTCTGCAGCCTTGGCCATCGCCCGAGACATGGCAATGTCATCATCAGGTCCGATGTAAAACATCTCAGAATTAACACACGCCTCCTGAGCCACCATTCTTTCGATGATGCCGTCGTCCGTCATTTCCAGACTGAAAACAAGGGTCGGCAGACGGTGATTCAAAGCAAAGTGCGTGGCGATTTTGTTGTATACCGCCGTTTTACCCATTTTGGGGCGAGCACCGATCACGACCAGCGCACCACGAAGCACCTGTTTCGGGTGCATCAGTCGGTCGAGGCTCTCGATCCCCAGCGTTAAGCCACCAGCACCATCAGGGTCTTCAAAACGGCGATTCATCTTCTCGATCCAGTCCTCCACCACATCCATCGCCGGACGTAAGCCGCCGCGGGTACCGGTACGTGCATGATCGGCCACGGCGGTGACCATCTGTTGCACGGTTTCCAGTTTTTCGGGAGTGCCCATGCCGTTGTTGGCCAGCACCAGCGAGGTACATTCCTGCAGTTTTTCTAGAGTGAATCGCAAAATAGCTTTGTCACGGACGGCATGCGCATAACTCACCATCGCTGCCGGGCTACTGTTTCGGTTGGTTTCAGCCAAGTAGGCAAAGCCGCCAACCTGCTCGAGTACCCCTTTGCTTTCCAGCGCATCATGCAAGCTGATCAGGTCTGTCGGCCGGCAGGCATTTTTCAGCGCACGCAGTTCTTTGAAAATCTCTCTGTGCGCCACCAGGTAAAACGCTTCGGGTTTCAGTATGCCGAACACTGAAGAGGACATATCGTCGTCCGTGTTGAGCATCAGGGAGCCCAGAATCGCCTGTTCCAGATCGATGCTGTAAGGCGGTTGCGGAAGATTGCCAAAATCCATTACAGACGCCCCCGCTGACTTTCCCAGTCAAACGCCAACACTGCTGCGCTTTCCAAAATGCGATCCATGGCGCGATACCCCATGAAATCCTCGAGCTGTTTTACCGTGAAATTGCTGATCAAAACCGTCGGTTTCATCTGCTCATACCGGGTGTTGATAATTTCCGACACAATCAGGCGTTCGGAGTCAGTGCCGTTCTGCATGCCCACTTCGTCGATAACGAGCAGATCCAGCCCACAGTAAAAACCCAACACTTCGTATTCCGTCCTGGTTGCATCCTGTCGCCAAGTATCGCGCATTGCCCGGATCATTCGCTGCGCCGAAGTCAGATACACATCCGCGTCATAATGCTCGACCAGCTCACGCATGATCCCAACAGCCAAATGGGTCTTCCCTGTTCCTGGGCGGCCAGACATCAAGAGGTTAGACCCAGCAGTCTGCATCTGCGGCCACTCAGTGGTGAATTGCTGGCAAATCGTCAGGCACTCCTGCGCCTGTGGGTTCACCGGTACAAAGCTACCGATCGATGCGTCCTGAAAGCGCTTATTCACCCCACAGTGCTCAAGCAGAGTTTCAGTTGTGTTTTTCACTTGTTTGCCAGTCATTGCCTGCCCTCCTGCGTGTTATTTTTCCAACCGATACGAGTTTCATAGCTGCGCCCTTCAAGGTCTGCAGCGGTATCGCTATGCCGCTTCACTCCGGATTGAGCAGGTTGGCTGCTCACCGTCCACGCGTTGTTAAACTCCAACCCCGGGCCAAAGAAGCGCGACGCCTGCATCACATAGCTGGTGCCCACTTGTCCCTTGGCGCCACAAAATGCCACGTAGCGCTGTAATCCTGCCGCCATAGCCTCCGATGTCACCCCAGCCTTGCGGCGAGCACTCCACGCCTGATAGGCCTTGTTCTTGGGGTTGCTGCCCTCACGTTTCGGATACTCTGCCCACAGCTTTTCGAACTCAGTTGGGTAATCGTCTTTTTTGGGCTGCACAGGGGTGCCGTCGTCAGATGGCACAAGAGTGTTTTTGTTTGTATTCAGTACTTGTTTATATTCATTACTTACTTGTAGGGGATTTGCCGGGGCCGGTTCACCCGTCGCCGGTTTAGCCGGGGCCGGATAATCCGTCTCCGGTGAAAAACCACTCGATTCGCAGACCACATACGACATTCCGTCGAAGCTTCCACCATCTGCGCGCTTCTTCTCAGCCTGTAAATATCCAGCAGATGAAAGCTCTTTGAGCAGTCCCCGCACAGCGTCACGGCCTGCAGGTTTACCTGAGTCAGCGGTCTGATTGATCAGGCTGGCAACGGACACTTCCCAGTTATCCGGTTTGCCAAGAAGATAAATCAGCAGGCCACGTGCGCCCCATGAAAGGCGCATGTCTTCGCTGATGTCTTTGTTCAAGGTATAAAATCGAGTGTCTGGGCGTGGCGCCCTTCTGATAGCCATGATCAAATCCCCAGAGAGTCAGCGATCTGCCGGCAGGCGTTCTGGTACTGCTCGGGGGTCATGTCTAGATCACGCAGCGCAGCCTTGCTCTGCTCGTATTGTTCCCAGATCGCATGCGCGGCTGCTTGGCGATCTTCGAAAATTGGTCTGATTTTTGCGGCGTCGGTAGGCATGCCATTTAAGCGCCAGCCGTTCCGGTATGTGATGTGGTCAGTTTGCATATTGGTCTTTCCTAGAATCTGGTAGTTACTGCGCGCTGGTCAGGCGCTGGGTGTCTTGCAGAGCGTTTAGCGCCCCCGCTATTCGTTGAGGGGTATCGCAAGCGCCAAGCAAAATGGCGATCACTGCCGCGGCAAACTCACGGATGGCCACTGACAGCAGATACTGCACGGATACACCGCCCAACCTGGCGCGCCGTTCAGCTGGCAGTGCTGCGGCCATGGCGTCGGCAAGTTCTCGCACCTTCGCCCGGGCGGCCTTAGACTCACCACGCAGCCAACGAAAGATCTGCTGCCGGTTGTTGTTGATGGCGCGCCAGTCTGCCCGGCCGAAAGCATCTTCGATCGGATGCAAGCGCACCGTTGCTGAGTCGTCACCGAACAGGAACCACATCCGGCTGATCTCGATCGCCACATGCTCCTGCCCTTGCTCTGCTGCCCAGGTTGTAATTTCGTCTTTCAATTTTTCGATGTTTTCCACTTCGCGTCTCCTGTCGCTCAAAACTTGATTACGCATAATCAGATTTTGGTGGGGTTGGTTGTTAAGCTGCACCCTTCTGAATCCCATCACGATTTTGATAGAGAGACAGATCGTACTTAAGTGCACCATCAGTGAGCCGTTCAAGACGGGCAGCACGGCCTTCTGGTACTAATTCACCCCAAGCGTAAACGGTAGGTTTTTTAACACCTGCAGCCTTGGCCAGCGCCGCTTTCGTCTTGAAATATGCGATTGCATCTTTCGTATACATGCGAATACCTCTTGTTAGATTTGTCTAACAAATTATGTGTTCAAGATAACGAAGTCAAGAAAATTTAGAATTATCTAACTATGACATTACCCGGTGAGCGCATTCGTGCGCGTAGAAAAGAACTCAAACTAACCCAGCGCGCTCTCGCAAAGATCGTGCAGGTTGCCCATGTCACTATTTCACAATGGGAAACCGGCGACAGTGAGCCGGGCGGGAAGAATCTTTTTGCTTTGAGTAAGGCGCTGCAATGCTCCCCAACCTGGATACTTTACGGTGATGAGAACATGTCGCCGGGTGAACCTTCTGAATTGCCACGCCAACTTGATGGAAGAGAAAACGAACTGCTTGATCTGTTTTCCTCCCTACCAGAATCTGAAAAAGAGGTTCTTTTAACCGACCTTCGCGAAAGAGTTGAGGGTTTTAATCGGTTATTTGAAGAACTCCTTAAAGCCCGCAAACCACAGAAGTAAAAAAATACCCAATGTTTTCATGGCATTGTGATTTTTACGTCCATTTTGTTCGCTTTATCTAACATTTTTCATTGACTGAAAAGTTCGGTTAATCTAAATTTAGTCACATCAACAGCGCACTAACCCTGCAGCGGTTGTTCAGAAATGTTCCGCAAGCCGCGGCGATACACGGCAAAGAATTTGATTCGAAACGGGCCGCCCGGCATTAGCCGGTGTGTTTTGGAGAAGGCGAACGGCAAGTAACCCTCCCTGTCACGGCAGTGAAACCGGTTGACGGCGTAATCCCGGTTAAAGAATGCCCCGTGAGGCTTAAACATCGCTCGTCAGCTCCACGTTACGGAGCACCACTATCAAAGAGCGCGGGCGTGCAAAACTGTATCTCACCCGGCGAACGTTAGTACCGAATCCCGGAGAGGGTTCGCCAATAGCGGGAGAGGATCGCTCTTTTTGATAGTGGTGAATGCCGGGGGCTGCGGGGCGTTGCTCCCGGCCACCACAACCTAAATACCATTGCTGTGTGTAGTCTTCGCCCCGTGCGTCGGGGCAATTTTTTCACACCGCATAAATTGGGAAAGACCTGACGGCGGGAATAGACCGCGGCACCTGACCAGTGCATATGCCATGGAAAGACCAATGATACGGCCGCTAAACCCTGACCAGGTGATGCGGCGCCGGATAACGTAACCGGCAACCTACAGACGTAAAAAAGCCCGCCGAAGCGAGCTTAATTACCCTGATGGGAACCACCCCACCAAGAGGGTGCCGGCTACCAACCGACCTTTCTAGGAAAGACCAATGGCTTGCACCACTGATCTGCAAGCATTATATCAGGAGTTGCTATGAAAGCACTACAGATACCAGTCACGCTCTATATCCACGCGAATGTATCCCGATTCGCCGAACAGAAAATCACTGTTTTAACAGCTGACATGTCCGAGTTTCCGGAGTATGTGCTGCTGGAAACCCGCCAAATCATCATCGATGTCGACCAGCCTGAACCGATTGATCTGATCGGCAAACAGGTTGAAGCACTGCGCACACAGAAAGAGCGCATCGCCGCAAGCTCGCACCAGCAGCAAATCCTCATTGATGATCAGATTCAGCAGTTGCTGTGCATCGAACATTCAGAAATCGACGTTCACGAACTGCCGTACTAAGCGCGCCTGACCAGCGCACAACCATAGGAAAGACCAATAATGGCTATTCATATCGTTTTATTTGATCCAAAGAAAAAGGCTCAGGCCAACGGGGCTGTACCACTCGTTATTGCCCTTGAAGCACCAAACAAGAAAGCGGCCGAAGGTATTGCGATCGGCAAGCTTTACGAAAAATACCCTGAAAGCGTTGATAATTTTTTCAACCCAAAAACTGTGGAAGATCAGCCCGGTCACCCTCGCCCACCGGTCGGAGAATTTGACGAGCAATTCGCGCAGGATAATGTTTTTGACGGTAGTGTCTGGACTCAAAAGGAACCAGAAACGGAACTGCCAACCGGGCCAGTTGACCTGCTGGCGCAACCAGCCAACGTTAAGATTGCAGCCGTTGTCATGTATGGCGACACCGAGATCGATAATAGCCAGCTATCGCTTGTGGTTGACCTGCTGAATGACGACGAGACACCAGACGACACCGGCATGCGCGCGGTGATCGATGGGTTGATTGCAGTGGAAGCAGTAGGCGCTATGCACCAAGCCGGTATTTATAACCTTATCACCGCCATTTTTGATAGTGCTGGCGATCGCATGCCGTCCAGGGAGGACGTAAACGCCTTTGCTCAAGCATGGGTTGATAATCCTCGGGATCGCGAGAGCATCAAGCTGAACGCCAACGTCAATGTGAATAACACCGAAGGAATACCTGATTACAACACGCTGGATATGCACGTCGCACTTTCAATCATGGCCGTTCACCCTACCAACGCGAAAGCCGCCGACGTAAAAAACGCGAAAGAAATTATCGCAGCACGCGATTCCGTATGGCGTGCATGGGACAAAACTCTGCGGGTGATCATCGGTATCCTTAACGTTGATACAGACACCCGCCATGCGATCATTTCCGAAGGGCTGAAAAACCTCAAGTTAGTAAATAACGATGAAGAACGCCTGCACTTTGTGAAAACTCGCCTTGCTGGACATCCGGCATGCACCGAACTGGCGGACTACGGCCAGCAGCCTGAGAAAAATGTCGAGGTGGAAAACCTCGGCGGCGGCCGCTTCTCTATCGACGGCCTAATCGGCAGCAGTGAGCAGCAAACTGAAAAGCAAAGCAGAGAAGCACTAGCCGCCACTTTCAATGAAAGAAGTGAAAAATTGTCGACCGCCCTCGATACCTCGAGTGAAGGCGAAAAAACGGAAGTCGCACAGCAGCAAACCCAAGTTACCGACGCGAAAGCGCAGCAAGCCAAGCAGCAGCTGGATCAAATGGGTTATGGCGTTTATGCCAATGATCCAGCAGAGCAAACACTGCAGCAGCGTGCCGATAAAAACGTGGATCAAGCCGAAGAACTGGTGCGTCAGCTGAAAGCAGACGATTTCCAGCAGCGCGCCGAGCAGGTTGAACAGGTGATTGCCGAGCAACCAGCAGAAGTGCAACAAAATCTCGGCATTTGGAAGCGCGTTATGCGCACGGACCCTCGCTATACGAAACCAGTCGATGCAGAAGGTTTTACAGGTACCAGCATCAACGGCGAGTACATGTTTATGCGAGCAACCGAGATCTTTGGCCCTATTGGTTCAGGGTGGGGATACGAGATTTTCGAAGACGCCATGTTGCCTGGTGCCCCCATGATTGAAAACGTATTCGAGGGTAATAAATTCATCGGTAAAAAAATGCTTCGCGATGCTGATGGCACACTTGTAACCGAGCAGAATCACAGTATTGGCATTCGTTTTTGGTACGTGCAGGGTGATGAACGGAAAGAGGTTATTTCGTTCGGTGCGACTAAATATCTGTATATGACCAATGCGGGAAAAATGAAATGTGACGGCGAGGCCAAAAAGAAAAGTCTTACAGATTCCATCAAGAAAGCTTTGTCAATGCTCGGTTTCTCTGCCGATATCTTCCTCGGGTGGTTTGACTCGGCGGAATACAAAGCGGAAAACGCCACAGAGTTCGCTATCCGGAATGCCAGCGATAAAGCTGAGGACGTGACACGCCTGCGCGAAGAACTAGACGAGAAGCTGGCAAAAGTCGCCGACACCATCACATCGGCCGTGACAGTGAACGAGGCAAGCAAGGTTCATTCATCAATTTCCCGTGAGGTTGAGACGCACCGCAAAGCCGCTGAAGCCAAAGGCGACACCGATCACGCTAAATACCTGGCTGGCCGACTGCGCCGCCTTACCACCTTGAAAGATGAACGCATCGCCATCCTGTCCGAGGAGAAAGCATCATGAGCATCACAGCCATCGCATTAGCATCTGATTACGCCAAGCTGCAGCAGCTGATTGAAACCTCTGACGACCTGACGCCAGAAATGATCGCCGATACACTGGAAGGCATCGAGGGAGCGTTGGGTGACAAGTTGGACGCTGCCTTTATCCACGTTCGTAATCTGGAAGGGTTGGCCAAGACGGTTGATGAAGAAGTTAAGCGCCTGGCCGACCGTAAAAAGTCGTTCGAGAATCGCGCCAAATCCATCCGTCAGTATGTGCTGGCATGCCTGCTGGCATCCGGCCAAGACAAACTAAAAACCACGACCAATACCTTTACTGCGGCCAAAGGCCGGGCCAGCGTGGTGATCGAGAACGCAGACCTACTACCTGATGAACTGGTGACTGTACAAACATTGGTTACGCCGGACAAAAAAGCCATCAAGGAAGCGATCGAGAACGGCGTCGAGGTCAAAGGCGCCCATATTGAAATCGGCGAACGCTCGCTGCAGGTGAGGTAATCAGATGCTTAATCGTTCTCAACGACGCGGAGTGCCCGCTTATATCACCCTGCCCGATGGGCGTGTAGGGACCATCATGACGGATCGCCGTTGTGAGGTTATCTACAACCTGCCGCCAGACGTGAAGATCAGCAGTACTCGACCGCCAACAAAGTTGATTAAGCCTAATCAGAAATAGGCCACCGCCATCGCTAGCATTGTGGGACACCTCACAACAAGGCAACCACAATGCAGCGATGGCAACCAGGCGCACGCCTACTCTCTGACTTCGACCTCAAAATCGGCCGGCTGTCGGCCAGCGTACGGAAAACGCAACTCAGCGATCAAGACGTCATCGAGGCGTGTCGTGTAACCGACGACGCAATCGCCAGGATGATCGAACCGAGGAAAGACCATGCGAAACGATCACGACATAATCACGAAAGAAGAGATGATTGAGTTGACCGGTCACCACTATAAGACGAAACAGTGTGACGCACTCCGCCGGGCGGGAATATTTTTTATTGAGCGTCCGGACGGTCACCCAAAAACAACATGGGGGCATTTCCTGAACCCTGTGAAATACCGAAATTCGCCGCCGAAACCGGTAGCGGAAGAACCAGACTTCGAGGCAATGTAAGTGGCAGGTAAGCGTAAGAACCCCGCAGATAATTGGATGCCATCACGCGTATCCCGCGGCCGGTGCGCCTACGAGTTCAAACACCCTGACGGCAGGACTATAAAGCTCTGCCCTCTCGATGCTGCACAATCCGCGGTCTGGGTAGCGTACGAGAAATTTATCAGCCAGAAAGAAGACAAGGCGACATTTAAGACCTTGGCCGATAGGTTCCTCAACTCTGCAGAGTTTACCGACTTAGCTTTCGACTCGCAGAAGGATTACCAGAAATACGCCAAAAAAGTTATGCCGGTATTTGGGAAAATGGACCCGAACAATATTAAGCCTGAGCACATCAGGAAATATATGGATAAGCGCGGGCTAAAAAGTAAGACGCAGGCAAACCGTGAAAAAACCTTCATGTCGCGGGTGTTTGGGTGGAGTTACGAGCGTGGCTATGTGAAAGGAAATCCATGTAAAGGGGTGAGGCAATTTAAGGAGAAATCTCGCGAGCGCTATATCACTGACGCCGAGTATGACGCTGTTTATGCTGTCGCGCCGGATACGGTGAGGGTCGCAATGGAGGTGGCTTACCTTTGCTGCGCGCGGCAGGCTGATGTTCTTGTGCTAAACCGTGCACAAATTTTAGAACCGGGGATCTTTATCCGCCAGGGGAAGACCGGCGCCAAGCAAATCAAAGCCTGGTCAGACAGACTTCGTGCGGCCATAGCATTAGCCGACACATTGCCAATCAAAGACGGCATTTCCAGCGTATACGTGATCCACCAGCGCAACGGGAACCGCTACACCCGCGATGGCTTTAATACCCAGTGGCGCAATGCAAAGCTGGCGGCAATCGCCGCATATCCGGATCTGGATTTCGATTTCACCTATCACGACCTCAAGGCAAAAGGTATTTCCGATCTGGACGGTTCACTGACAGATAAGCAGGCGATATCTGGCCACAAAAATGCGAGCCAAACGGCAATTTATGATCGCAAAGTGAAAATAGTGCCAGTGGTGGGCAATCAGAAAGGATGA